GCATGATAAAGACATGTCTGAAGCCAAAGAAGAAGACATGAAAGAAGGCTATGGTAAAAAACCAATGTCCGAAGAAGACAAAATGGATGAAGCTAAGGAAGAAGTAGAAGAAGAAGTCGATTTAGAAGAACTTCTTTCTGAAATGGATGCTGAAATGAAAGAGGAGAAAGAAAAAATGGGGGAGGAGAAAAAAGAAGTAATGGAAGCTGAAGAAGAAGAAGAAGCTGGAGAAACTGAAGAAGAAGCTGAAGATGAAGAAGAATCCATCGAAGTTGAAGATATGACTGAAGACGAACTTACTAAGTTTGTAGAAGAAGTCATTAAGGACATGGTTGAAGCTGGTGAACTTGAAGCAGGCGATAAAATGGATATGGACATGGAAATGGACATGGAAGTTGAAGACGAAGAAGAAACTGAAGAGATCGAAGAAGCTAAAGAAGAAATGAAAGAAGCTGACGAGGTTGAAGAAGGATCTTACAAGTATGAAATGGAAGAAGCCATGAAAGAAAAAGACGCTGAGCTTAAAGAAGTTTACGAAACTATTGAAACTCTTAAAAAAGAAATCAATGAAGTTAATTTATTGAATTCTAAGTTGTTATACACAAATAAGATTTTCCGTGGTAAAAACCTTACTGAATCACAAAAAGTTAAAGTTTTAAATTCTTTTGATAAAGCTTCAAATGTAAAAGAAGTTAAACTAGTATTTGAATCTCTTTCTGCTTCGTTAGTAACGAAGAAAAAAGAAATTAAAGAATCACTAGGGTTTGCTTCTGCACCTACAGGAAAAGCTCCTATCGTAGAATCTAAAGAAGTAATTCAGGAGGATGCAATGGTCGCAAGATTTAAGAAACTTGCCGGCCTTTAATTTTTTAATTTATTTTTAATTATTGACGATGTCACAATTAAACACATTACTCGAGAGCGCTAATGAGTATAAAGTATTGCAAAGCGATGCTGCTCGATTAGCTTCAAAATGGACCAAAACTGGTCTTCTTGAAGGTCTTTCTAATGAAGCCGACAAGAATAATATGTCAATGATTCTTGAAAATCAAGCTAAGCAATTAGTTCAAGAATCTTCACAAACAGGTGGTACTGCTAACTTTACTGCAGGTACTGGTGAGCAATGGGCTGGAATCGCACTTCCATTGGTAAGAAAAGTATTTGGTCAAATTGCTGCTAAAGAATTTGTCTCAGTACAACCAATGAACTTGCCTTCAGGTCTTGTATTTTATTTAGATTTCCAATACGGTACTACTAAAGGTGCTGGTGGAGACTCAGGATTCACAGCTCAAACTTCCATGTATGGTGATACAGGAACAGCTTCTCCTTTTGGTAACACTAATACAGGAGGTGCTTATGGTGCTGGTAGATTTGGATATTCTATTAATGCTACTTCTTCTATTGGAGCTGTAGCTGCTACTGCTTCTGCTGGATGGTCTGATCTTAACTATGATGCTGCATATTCAGCTTCTGCTACTGCAGGTGACTATAAAATTGTTAGAGTTGCTAGTTCTTCTTTATCTAACCTAGATACAGAAGCAATTAGATCTTTCCAATTATTCTCTGGTTCAGCTGGAACCCCAATTCAAGTTTCTGCATTTACAAAAATTAATGATGCAAACGTAGAATTTGTGGCACTAGCTTCGGATATTACAGGTCCTGCTAATGGTTTATTTACTGCAACAGTTTCTTATTCACTAGCTCCAGTTGATAATAAGAGAGGTGATTTTGAAGATAAAAACACAGATCTTAATAGTCTAAACAACCCAATTTCTATCCCAGAAATTAATGTTCAGATGCAATCATCTGCAATTGTTGCTAAAACACGTAAGCTTAAAGCTGTATGGACTCCTGAGTTCGCACAAGACTTAAATGCTTATCACGCATTGGATGCTGAAGCTGAATTAACTTCTGTCATGAGTGAGTACATCTCATTAGAGATTGATCTCGAAATTCTTGATATGTTGATTGAATCAGCTGCTGCTGGTACTGAAGTATGGAGTGCTGTTAATAACAGATCTATTGTAGATAATGGAACTGGAAATAGTGGTACTATTACTGATCTTAACTTCTATAACACTCAAGGTCAGTGGTTCCAAACTCTTGGTACTAAAATCCAAAAATTAAGTAATGCTATTCATCAAAGAACACTTCGTGGTGGTGCTAACTTCCTCGTATGTTCTCCAACTGTAGCTACAATTCTTGAGTCTATCCCAGGATTTGCTGCAGGAAGTAATGGTGATGCTGCACAAATGACTTATGCATTTGGTGTACAGAAAGCTGGAACATTGAATTCACGTTATACTGTTTACAAAAATCCTTACATGACTGAAAATACAATCTTGTTAGGATTTAGAGGAGGACAGTTCTTGGAAGCTGGTGCAGTATTTGCTCCATACATTCCATTGATCATGACACCTCTTGTGTACGATCCAGATACCTTCACTCCACGTAAAGGGCTCTTGACTCGCTACGCTAAGAAAGTAGTTCGTCCTGAATTCTATGGTAAGATTCTATGTGATGGTTTGAATACTCTCTAATAGTAATCTTTTTTGATTAAGAGGGGGGTGCCGCAAGGCACCCCTTTTTTATGCCTATGTCATAGTATTTATAAACGTAATTACGTTACCAATTTAATATTTTTTCTATGACGGATAATCAATTAACTGTAAAAAGAAAACCCAAAAACCCCATTAAGTTTAAAGTTCAATTAAATGAAGAACAAAAGATTGCGAAACAAATAGTATTAGATAACACTCTAACAATGTTAGCGGGTTCGGCAGGATCAGGTAAAACCTTTTTAGCTTGTCAAATCGCACTAGATGGTTTATTTTCAAGAAGATATGAAAAAATAATCATAACAAGACCTACTGTATCTAAAGAAGATATAGGATTCTTACCAGGCAATTTAAGAGAAAAAATGGACCCCTGGTTACAACCAATTTATGAAAATATGTATTCTTTATATGATAAAGATAAAGTTGCTAAATGTTTAGCTGAAGATCAAATTAAAATTGTTCCCTTAAGCTTTATGCGTGGTAATACATTTTTAAATAGTATGGTTATTGTGGATGAAGCCCAAAACGTAACTCATAATCAAATGGAAATGATTGTAACTAGAATTGGTTTAAATTCAAAAATGATTGTTTGTGGGGATAAAAAACAGGTGGACCTAAAAAGAAAATCTGATTCTGGTTTTAATTTTTTATATAAAGCCGCAGATAGTATAAATGGGTTAGCATCGGTCACATTGACAACAAACCATAGAAGTCCAATAGTTGAAGAATTAATTGATTTTTATACCAATTCACATAAGCAGGGACTTATAAAACTCTAATATTTATAAAGAAACAATATGGCAAACATACCTATTTGGCCAGGATCATCATCATTTTTCCCAGGTGCAACACCTTTTGGGTTTTATGATAACGATCTGGCTTTCCAAACTGAAGCCGATAAATTTGCAGTTTTCGCTTCTCAAAGACTAGGTTATCCCATTGTTGATATAGAATTGCAGGATATTCAATTTTATACGGCATTAGAAGAAGCAGTAACTACTTATGGAAATGAAGTGTATGCTTATAGAGTAAGACAAGATTATCTTACTTTAGAAGGAGGCCCTACAGGATCTGACCTTAATAATACACTCATTACACCCAATATGGGTACTATAGTGAGATTATCCCAACAATATGGGGAAGAAGCAGGTACAGGTGGGAATGTAACATGGAGAACGGGTTCATTATCTTTATTAAAAAATACCCAAAAGTATGATTTAAATGCATGGGCGAATGCCAGTGCCTCATTAGGAACCAATGATAAAATAGAAGTAAAAAGAATATTTTATTACCCTGACCCAGCAGTAGTTAGGTATTTTGATCCATATGCTTCTACTGGAATAGGATTTAATAGTATGATGGATAACTTTGGATTTGGAAGTTTTTCTCCTGCTGTTAATTTTCTTCTAATGCCCCTAAATTTTGATTTACAAAAATTACAGGCTATTGAAATGAATGATACGGTTAGAAAATCTAATTATTCGTTTGAACTTATAAATAATCAATTAAAAATTTTCCCTATTCCCAGAGAAAATGGAACTTTATATTTTGAGTATATTAAAACTCAAGATAGATATTCTTCTTCATTTAATAATGCTTATGCAGGTATTACTAATGTGTCAAATGTCCCATATGCAAATCCTACGTACTCCCAAATAAATTCTGTAGGTAGAAGTTGGATTTATGAATATGCATTAGCCTTAAGTAAAGAAATGTTAGGATATGTAAGGGGTAAATATGGTACACTACCAATCCCTAATGCCGATGTAACTATGAACCAAAGTGATTTAATTTCAGCAGCAACTGCAGAAAAAACATCATTAATAGAAAGATTAAGAGGTTATCTTGATGAAACTTCAAGGGATAAACTATTAGAAAGACGAGCTCTAGAGGCTGAATATAAGCAAAAAGAGTTATCTCAATCACCCTATGTAATTTATATTGGATAATGGCATTATTTGGAGGATCAAGAGATGTAGATTTAATTAGGAAAATCAATAGAGAATTCCTAGGGGATATTGTTAACCAACAGTGTGCTCTTTACCTACATCGTTCTGAAGAAACTAAAACTAATATATATGGGGAAGCTGCTGAAGGGTATAGCTTTGATGGTCCTTATTTATTTAACGTACTAATAACAAGGGATGCACAATCATTTGTTGAAGATAACATGTTAATAGATGTTAGCCAACGAATTGAATTTCACTTCTTCAGAGATGATTTAGTTGATGCCAGTGTAGTACCTAATGTAGGAGATTATATTTTATATGAAGAAAATTACCATCTAATAAATGATATAATTGCTAATCAAAGATTCACAGGAAGAAACCCAGACTTCCCCAATAATCCTAATCCATTAAACCCAGGATTAGAGAATTTTGGTACTAATATATCTATAACTTGTATTACTAATGTAACACCAGGAGATAGAGTGGGTATAACTAGAGAAAGATATCAACAATAATGTCACAAGGACCTATAAAACCCATACCCCCACGTCAAGAAGAGCTCTCTAAGAGAATGCAAGAACCCTACAAAGATGGGGAAGGAAAATTTAATCAGGGAAATCCTAATGATGCCAGAACCTCTAATAGTTCTAGAGGCAACCAAGTTTCATTTAAAGGAGATGATACTAAATTATTTTCTTTAGGAATTAAAGATATAGATGAAGCTATTTTTTATTACATTAAAAATATAATTAAACCTACAGTTATTCAAAATGGGGTAAGTGTTGATGTTCCTGTAATATATGGTGATGCTGAAAAATGGACACAAATACAAAAAAAAGGTTTCTTAAGGGATAAAAAAGGAGATATATTATGTCCTTTTATATTAATAAAAAGAAATGATATAACTAAAGAAAGAACAATCAGTAATAAAATTGATGCTAATAACCCAAATAACTATAGGATATTTGAAAAAACATACAGTAATAATAACGCATACAGTCAATTTACAGCTCTAAATTCTTCTTTACCTAGTAAACAATTTTATGCTGTTGTAGTACCTGATTATGTTACTATTAACTATAGCCTTATAATTAGTACTTATTTTATTGAGCAAAACAATAAAATTGTAGAAGCAATGAACTATGCTTCAGATTCATATTGGGGAGACCCAGAAAAATTTAAATTTAGATCAAGAATAGATTCTTTTACTACAGCAACAGAAATAAAAAATGGTGCTGAGCGTATAGCTTCTACAAATTTTAATTTAAAATTATATGGTTATATTGTTCCTGAAACTTATATAAAGGATATTAATAGTATTAATAAATTTGTAGATAGAAAAGCTACTATTAATTTCAATGGAGAAAATATTATTCAAAACCCTAATAATCCACCAAATACAAATACCAATTTGTAATATATTTATAAATAAAGTTTAAATGGCTATACAATTAACAACGGCTAGTATATCTACAGGCCAAACTATTGAAGCAGGTCATGTTACACAATCTGCTGTAGCATTCACTGGAGGTGAAGCATATGATATTACTATATCGGGTTCCTTAACAGTAACAGGATCAACAGATATTAATGGTACTTTATCCATTCCAGGTTTTTCTGATGTTTCAGCATCACTAGCTAGTAGTGGAGGCAGTGGATTTCCATTTACAGGATCTGCTATAATTAGTGGATCTTTAATAGTAACTGGATCTACAGGATTGTTAAATCCTGATCAAACTATTACATTACGAAATACTTCAGGTAGTACATTTAGAACTTTAGGAGATGATGCTCCTGGAGTATTTTTAGATGTAAATAAAACTGATACAGGCTTAGGTAGAACATCATTAATGTTAGGAAATATAAATCCTGATGTTGGTGGAACAATATTCCCTGTAGAAGGAATGGCAATTGAATATATTACTGGTTCAGATGGTGCATCAGGAAGTGTATCATTTTTTGTTGGGCAAAGAGATTTTACTAATGTTGGAGGACAAACCCAAAATCTCATTTCATTAGATTATGAACCAGGTCCAATAGCATCCATAGGTGATCCAGAAATAACACTACAAATTGGACAATCTTCTAATAATAGTTATAATGAAGCTATCTTTGGTAGAGTAATCAAATCTTCTGGAGAAACAGCACAACTTACTATAGGAGAAACTGACTCTACTAACGCTCAACAAATAAATATAAAAAACGTTTTAATAGGAACATCAGGATCTTTTGAAGTAGTTACAAATAATAAGTCTCCTAATACTACATTTCTAATACAAGGAATGATATCAGAATCAGGTGAAACAGGATTATCTTATGATGGTAAAAATTATAATCAATATACCAATACTACTTCCTCATTTGCTTTAGATATAGGTGATATAGGATTTGACGATAAGGGTCCTCGTTATGTTTTTTCATATGCAAAAGATACTAATAATTTTAATGATCAAAATACTGAAATTAGCATAGGACATAGTACTAATTATGGAGGTACTATAAATGTAACTGAATATAGAAATT